ATGAACGTCCAGATTGTGAGCGCCCAAACCAAACCGATCACCACGAAATCCGGCCAGAAAATGGAACTGCGCGTCGTGCAGGGGTTCGGAGACGATGGCGCCGTGTTTAAAACCGTGCTGCACCGGGAACATCCGGATATCCGCCCAGGGCGGTACGAACTCGTTCCGGACGTGTTCGTTAATTTCGAGTGCGAGCTGAGCGCGCGGTTCAATTTCCGGCCGCTCCAGGCAGCGAAACAATGATTACCCGAGCCGCCAGAGGTCACGCGCCTGGCGGCTCTTTTTTTGTGCGTGACCCGAACCGGAGAAATCCCATGTTCAAACTCGTACTGGCCAGCGTCCTGACCGTGTTTGGTGCAGCGGCTCACGCCGAGGTGCCCCAGGCCGTTACGCAGGCAATCAGCACGGCGCAAGCCGATGCGCTGACTATCGGCGGTGCCATTCTGGCCGCCATCGTCACCATCTATGCGCTGAAGCTCGCTCGTCGCGCTCTGTGAGCACGGCCGGCGATTGAGGCAGGCGGCCGGGGAAACTCGGCCGTTTTCGTTTTCGGAGACCGCAGCCATGGCATTCCAGCAGCACGGCCAGTGTTTCGAGACCGTCGACCAGGCGGCAGCCTACGCCGGCGCACACTCTAACGGCCTGATCCTGGCCGGCCCGTCCGGTCCCGTCGGCGTCACGTTCGCCGGCTACCAGGGCGGCGTGCTCCATTACACGCTGACCAGCGCGGCCGGCACGTCCACGCTCCAGGTCCCGTACCTGGGCGCGCAGTGCCAGCTAATCGACACGCCCGACGCGCTCGCCCTGTCCTGGGCCGTCGTCGGCGCTTGGGCCGTTGCATACGGCGTCCGGCTCGCCGTGCGGGCCATCAACCAGTGAGGTTCCTAATGATCACCATCTACGGTATTGCAGCGGCCGCGGCCGTGCTGGGGGCAGCATGGATTTTGCTAAGCGATTGATCCTGGCCGGCGCGCTCCTGGTCGTCGCGCTGCCTGCGTCGGCGTTTTACCGTGAGCCGTCGCCACCGCCTGGAACGACGATTCGTCCTGGTGGCGGGACCACGTTCCGGCCCACGTCCCCGGTGCCCGGCACGGGGCGCATCCCTGGCGGATCGGCAACGATCAATATCGGAAACGGGCGCACCGTCACGCGCCCGATTACGTGGCGTCCTGGTCCAGGTGCAGGCCGCGCCATCGCCGCCGGAATCGTGCGCGGCGGGCTCTGGGGGCTGGGATTCGGCCTGGCCGAGTGGGCGGCCGATCAGTGTATCCACGCTGCGCCTGGCGGTGGGCTGCTGCTGCGGTGCGGGGAGCCGGACGATCCCTATCTGCCCGGGCAGTTGGTGTACCAGAGTCACTACGTGTCCGGTAAGGACTACGGGTCGGCCGGCGAGGCATGCGAGGACGCGGTTAAGACGCAGAGTGGCGAATCAGACGCTAAATACAGGCTAGAGGCGGCGGCGTCAGGCGTGGAGTGGTTGTGCTACAGGGTTTTCGAGTCTCACGACTCGTTGATGACCAGCGTTTTCCAGACCTACCGTTGCGGCGAGAACTATTCCACCACCGGGAAATGTTCGCTGCCAGATACGCAGCCAGAGGGCCGGCCAATCGACGAGGAAACGGCTATCAATATGCTGTCCGGAAAAATCCCGCCCACGATCCCGCCAGGGATCGATATCCCCGTTACCGCGCCCGTCTGGAACCCCGCAGGCCCCGGGTCCGACCGGACAAAACCCGTCATCGTCCCGGTCGGGGACCCAATCGCGCGCATGGCCCCGGCACCCGCGCCCGAGGTCTCGCCAGTCGCCCCGAAACCCGGGGCCACGAAACCACCAGGCGCGATCGAGTGGCAGCAGCCAGCCGTAGAGATCACGCACAGCCCGACGCCAGATAACCCGCTGCGCGTGGACGTGAAACCGATCAACGTGCCGGTAGAGTCGCCGCGCGACAAATTGAAACCCGAGACAGACGGTAAACCCCAGGCGGTTCCGAAACCTGGGCAGAAACCCGGGGAAAAACCGGCCGATCCGACAGTGGACCCGTCCATAGACCCCGCGTTGCTGCCGGACAAAAAGAAGGACGGCGAGGGCGAGGACGGGAAAACGCCCGACGATAAAACCGGGGACCTGTGCAAAAAAAACCCGGAGATCCTGGCCTGCAAAAAATTGGAGGAGCTGGAGCCGGAGGACCTGGAAAACAGGACCGTCGATGTCGCGCTCAAAACCGCCGACGGGTTCGCCCGGGCCGGCCACTGCCCCGCCGATCGAGTGATGCACGTGCTCGGCCAGGAGGTCACGTTCACCTGGTCGCCGGTGTGCGACCTGGCGCGCGGCGTGCGTCCGGTAGTCGTAGCGTTCGCGGCGCTGGCGGCCGTCGGAATAGTCGTCGGCGCATCCAGGAGGACATGACGTGGCAGGCAAAACAGCAGCGGCGGTCGGCCTGGCCGAGTGGCTCGCATCGATCTCGTGGCCGATTGTCTCGCGCGTCCTGGCGGCGCTCGGCGTCGGGACAGTCACGTATGCAGGGCTCGATGCGGCCGTATCCGTCGGCCTGGACGCGGCCAGGTCGTCGATAAATGGGCTCACGCCGGACGTGATGGGCGTGCTCGCGCTCGCTGGCGTGTTCGACGCAATGTCGATCATCGCGGGGGCTCTGACCACGGCCGTTACCCTGGTCGCCACGAAACAGCTGGCGTTGCACACCATCGGAGGCAAACGGTGATCACGCTGATAACGGGCGCGCCAGGAGCGGGCAAAACGGCCGCCCTGGTCGATATCCTGGCAGGCACAGACCCTGCCCGGCTGATCTACGCATCCGGCGTGCCGGAGCTGTCGCTACCTGGTCGGACGGTGCACGTCCTGGACGACGTGGCCACGTGGCCCGACCAGGTGCCGGACGGCGCATTGATCGTCATCGATGAGGTGCAGCGTGTGTGGCGCCCCCGCGCTGCTGGACAGGCAGTCCCGCGAGACATTGCGGAGCTGGAGACGCACCGGCATCGTGGCCTGGATTTCCTCATCGTCACCCAGGCGCCCGGCCTGGTACACCGAAACGTGCGCAACCTGGTCGGCCGACACGTCCACCTGCGCGACGTTGGGATGCTGGGGCGCTGGTGGTACGAGTGGCCGGAGACGTGCGATAACGTGCTGTCCGGTTGGCGCACAGCCCCGATCAAACGACGGTACCGGCTCCCGCGCCGGGTATTTGGTCTGTACCGCTCGGCATCGATGCACACGAGGCAGAGCCGGTCGGTCCCCGTCTCGGCAATCGTCGTCCTGGTCGCCGGCCTGGCAGCGGTTGGCATCGGCATCGCCGGCTATCGAGCGATCAGCCAGCGGGCAGCCCCCGCCCAGGCAGCGCCCCCAGCGGCGACGGTCCAGGCAGCCCCTGCCCAGGTAGCGCCCCCCGCCACCGTGCCGGCCCCTGCCCTGGCGGAGCCGGTGCGTCGTCTCATTGATGACCGGGTGGACTGGATGCCGAGGGTCAGCGACCGGCCCGAGTCTGCCCCCGCGTATGACGAGCTGCGCCGCGTCCAGGCTATGCCCGTCGTCGCCGGCGGCTACTGCTCCCGTCGCGGCTGCCGGTGCTACACGCAGCAGGCCACCGATGCGGGCCTGTCGTCCGATGAGTGCAGGCGTTGGGTCGAGTCGCCACCGTTTGACCCGTACACGCCGGAGTTCTGGCCTGTCGCGGCCCCCGCCCCCCTGGTTGCCCAGCAGCAGCCGCAGCAGCAGGCCCAGCAGCCCCAGCAGCCCGCCAGCGGCCCGCAGCCGGCCCAGGTGCGCACGCGCGGCGAGGTCCTGGCCCCAGACCGTCGGACAGTGGACGTTGCGCCCCCGTCTCCTGGTCGGTGAGGCCCCGGGGGATGGGGCGGAGCCCCATGCGAGGCCCTAGCAGGGCGCAGAAGGCCCGTAGGGGTCTGGGTGGGGCCATACCCCTGCCGTGGCCCTGGAAACGCCGTGGCGGGCCGTCCTCGCGCGTCAGAGAGGCGGCCATCCAGAAAGTCGTTCACACTTTCCACGACATTGATTAGTTTGTTTGTTTGTTTTTTCTTTGTTTGTGTAGTATAATGAGTCCAACGACACACAGGAGGGCGCAGGATGCGACCAGCAGAGATCAGCCAGGAACAGATCATCGAGGCCGGCAAGGCATTGCAGGCCGAAGGGCGCAACATCACCGGCTTTGCACTGCGTCAGCGCGTGGGGGCCGGCAATCCGGCACGTATGCGGCAGGTCTGGGATGAGTACGTCCAGACGCAGGCCGGGACGGTGGCAGCGCCGGAGGTGGAGCTGCCGGCAGAGGTGGCAGAGGGACTGGCCAGCGCCAGTCAGGCACTGGTGGACCGGCTGTCGGCGCTGGTGGCCAGCCTCAATGAGCAGGCCGTGCGGGCCGCAGATCGGCGCGTGACGGAGGCGGTGCGCTCCGCCGGGGAGCAGCGCGAGCAGGCCGAGCGGGAGCTGGCCGACGCGGCGCAGGCAGTCGAGGAGTTGGAGGCGCGGCTACGACAGGCGCAGGAGAAGGGCGAAGTGCTGCGGCAGCAGCTGGAAGCGCTGCAGGCGGCCCATCAGGCGCAGGCGGTCGAGCTTGGCCAGGCACAGGCGCGAGCGCAGACGCTGCAGGAGTCGCAGGCTGCGCTGATGGCAGCCTTGGCGCGCGGAGAGCTGGATCAGCAGCAGCCCCGTCGCAAGGGCGGCAAGGGGGCTGGTGACCAGGGCTGAGGCGGAGATCCTTCACTCCTTGGAATTTCAAGCCCAAACAGCGCCCGGTCGTCCTCGCGCGTCAGAGTAGACCACACCCCCCCGCCCTCTGACCCATGACCAGGAACACAGCCCCCGCGCCCCCAGTGTTGGGGTGGTCTCCACCAGGCACAGGCTCCCCGACGCGAGACCTGCCCCCTGCCGCGTGCTCCCTCCTTCCCCCCGCGCCTACAGACAGACCGGCCCTGCACTGGCTGCTACCATGGCCCGGGCGGAGCCCGTCGGGGTCCCGGCCAGGCGGCCCGTCATACGTCGGAAAACCTGACAGAGAGGAGGGAAACGGGGCGACCGCGCGGAGCGCGGGCGGACCGGTTCCCTGGGCTTGTCTCTTTATAACAAGTGGACGGCACGAAGGGCCGGTCACGCCTAAAAATCAGTCACTTAGGAGTCGGCAGTTGCACATCGTTACATTCCAGCCGGGGCCCCATAGGGTCGCCAGAATGAAGCGCAGCGTTTTGACAACGGCGCGATTAATGGCCGAAATGCCGGATCAGGTTTCAGGCCGTCCGGACCGGATGGCCATGCTTACGATGACTTACGCCGACGACCAGGAGTGGCAGCCTGATGACGTTGTTAGAACTATCCGTCTCGCCCGCTCGTTCTCGCGTGAGCGGGATTTCTCGTTGGTGTATCTGTGGGTTTTGGAGATGACGAAGCGGGGGCGGCCGCACTATCACATGGCGCTGAAGTTGCCGGCGACGCTGAAGCTGCCGAAACCCGACGATGCAGGCTGGTGGACAAAGGGCATGACACGCATCGAGTATGCGCGTCACCCCGTGGCTTACATGGCCAAGTATCTGTCCAAGGTGGACGCACGCGACTATTACCCGAAGGGGCACGGATGCACGGATGCGGTGGCCTGTCGAAGGACGCCAAGCGGGAGCGGAGGTTCTGGGCGGGGCCCAGTTATGCCCGCCAGTGTCTCGGTGAGGGGGCGGACATGTTCCGAGCGCCTGGCGGTGGTTGGATGGATCGGGAAACTGGCGTTGTGCTACCCGCCAGGTACGGACTCGTTAGCCGGTCACGTGATCAGGTGCAGTTGGTGGACCTGTGGGAGGGACGGGACAGGCCGCCAGGCTGGGAGGAGCCGGAGCGGATTACTGGACCGGTAGGCGGCGCAGAGTAGCGTGTTCGTCGGCAGTGTCGAGTGACGGGACGCGGATGGAGAACCCGCGGCCGTCGTCCTCTGAGGCAGTAGGGATCTGCCGGACGATATAAAGGAGGTCGCGCGCAGACATGCGGCCCACGTTCGGGATTACGTCGTCCAGGTAGAAGGTTCCCGCAGCGAATGCGCACACCGCGATTTCATAAACTTTGTCGGGGCTCACGCTCATATGGCGCGCCATCTCGGCGGCCAGGTCCCGCGTGACGCGGTTCGGTTTGTCGCTCAT